AGCGTAAAGCTATCTGTCTTGATCTGCTACGTACATAGACTTGCTGTGTGTTTGCACTCACTGCGTTTGTTGAATTGGTTGCTAGTGAATCACCTGGAAAGTTTCTTGTTTTCAGAACAATGTTTACATTGCCACTGTTTACATCTTCAATAAACTTGTAATCAGGTATGATACGTTTTAAGAAACTAAACTGTTCGCCATCGCCAATATCTAGGTCAGAACTTTCAATAAAAACATTAGTCATAGGCGAACCGTCATCATTAAAACCTTTTTCTTGTTGGAAGAGATATGAGTTAGCGACAGCTCTTGGATAATTTTCTATGCCAGAATCTAACCATGCTGTTCTAATTAATTGACCATAGAACCATAGATTTTCTACGTAGTTGTAGATTACATATCTATCTATTTCATCAGAACTACTAGAACAATAGAACCAACCAACTTCACTTTTATCCTTTATGGTAAATGCATGTATTTTAAAAGATTGAATAAGGTTAATATCATTAAAAACATAATTATGAACAGAACATGGTAATGTTTGCACTGATCCATTATAAGAATAGAAATTGTTATAACTCATCCAATACACGCCATTTGGTGCGGTAATGGCACCTTTTGGAGATATTAGACCTGTGCCTTCATTAATAAGGTTAATACCAAAAGTGAAAGGCGGCCCTATAAATTGCATACTGTAAAGAGCAGTATCTGTCCAAATAAGAGTTTCTTGTCTTGCTTTTACACCACCAATAATGGAAGAGCCGCTTGACAACCTCAGTGAACCTGCAGTGTTCGTTGTCAAGGGCTCAAAATCTAACTCGTTTTCTTGGTCACTAAAAGCTACTAACATTGGATCTATAGTTCCTGTTCTTGAAGAACCAGAGATAGGATCAGCACCTAAAACTATTAAATGTCTATCTTTTTCTGATGTTAAAACTTGTAATCCTTTTGTTGGCACTAAGTTTGCACCTGAAATAGCTGAAAGTTCAACAGCTCTTGTTGTAAGACCGCCAGACTCAAGCCATCTAAATATGCCACCATTACGTTGGTTTATAATTAAATTTTCACCAAAATTATCGTGTGTCCACGTACGTAACTGGTTTGTATCAGATAAAGCCGTGGCTTGACCAAAAGCACCTATACCCCAACCATTCAGTCCCCAACCTGTTCCTGGGACATATACATCTAGTCCAACGTTTACTTGATATGCTCCTACAACACTAGATCCGCCATTGCCACTATCAGACGAATTAGCTGTAACAGTTGTGCCACTGGTGTCTTTTGCTTCAATGGTATAACTGTTTGCATTTACTACTGTGGCTACTTGATATTCTTGATTTAGCACAGCAGCTGTAATATTGCCACCAAGAGAAGATGCACCACTAAATGTTACAAAATCATTCTGTACAGCACCATGTGCAGTGTCAGCGACAGTAATCGTAGCGTCACCATTTGTTGCAGAAAATGTTACATCACCAGCAGAAGTTGTAGATCTTATGGGTGTAACATCATTAAAGTTGCCACCAGATTCAATATAATATTTAAGATGCGATCCTAACCCAAGATATTTTGTGCCTTCTAAGGCAATCCATGGATGCAAAGCTCTTACAGTACCTTGATATGTATTTGATGTAAGTTTTTCCCAGCCTCCAAACTTTTCTGGTCTACCCTTTCTAAAACGCACTAAATTACAGTCAAACCAACCCCCTTCGTTATCGTAAGCTGTGCCCTCTCTGTTAATACCTGGTCTGAATGTTATTTTTTGTAGAGGCATATTAGATTTGATGCCACTCTTTGCCTTCAAACAACAAAGATTCTGCTTGTCTCCTGCGTTCAAGTCCCTCTAAAACTTTACCATTAGCTTTGTTCCATCTACGCATTTGATGTGGGACTTCATCTTTTTTGTTGTCGTTTAGCACTTTTAACATTGTACTGTTGTTTAGGTTTGTAGGGCCTAAGTTATAAGTCCATGCAACCAAAGCATCAAACTCATTCTGATTTAGTGGTATCAATACAGCATCACTTACGTATGCTCCGTACACTGGCAATTCTTCATGCAACCATTCGTCTGCTTGTTCTTGTGTGCAAGTATCACCTTCTTTTACATTTTTTGTTCTGCCGTAGCCTATAGTCCATACACCAGCACTGCATTTGTATGCCTCTAGCTCACAGCCCTCAAATTTTTTAATTAAACTCACACCTTCTTGTGAAATTTCCATATTAGTCTCCCTTGTCGCTTGTGTGAGATGCTCCAAAATAGAACGAAATAATAGCACTCGCTAATCCTCCTAAATATCCTAGTACAAGATTTATTAAAGCTTCAGAGTTTTGTTCTGGTGGTTGTAGTGTAACCAAAAATATGTAACCCAAAAAACCTCCAATAGTAGCTATGCCTATAATTCTTGCTGTCCAATCTTTACTAAACATACCTCTTGCATTTTGTTTATCTTCTGTTTCTAGCTTAAATACATCAACTTCAAGTTCTTTCATCTTAACCTTAAAGTCTTGTTCTGCTTTCTTTATTTGCATCATTTGTTCTGGAGTCGCGTTTTGTATTGCCGTTTGTATGTCTTTTGGATTGTTTGCACAACCAAGCACCTCAGATATCATATTTCCTGCCATACCCCCCATAGGGCCGCCTAAAGCTGTACCTATAGTCGGAGCGACTTGTCCCAATATGCCTTTTATTAAATTTTTCATAGTATCCCTGTAGTTAGCACTGCTATTGCTAAAGCACCAATAAAGCTAAAAACACCAAATGTTGCCATTCTTATAGTAGTATTTATTGATGCGATCTCTTGTTTTATATCAGCAAACTCATTGAAAGCAGTTTTCCAACGTTCTGCGTTTTCTTTTTTAGATACAGCTAAATCTTTAGCTACGTCTTGAACTGTTAGTCTTTTGTTAACCATATTATCTAATAGTATATATATCTAAAGATTGTTTTTTACCTTTTACTTTAATTGGTTTTAGTAATTCTAACTCAAAATTGCAAGATTTTTTAGTGTTATGACCTATTATTAAATCTACGCCTACATCTTTAGTAGCACTTTCAAGTCTCGCAGCAGTGTTTACAGCATCGCCAATAGCACTATAATCAAAGCGTGTATCACTTCCCATATTACCTATTATTGCAAAGCCTGAATTTATGCCTATACCTATGTCTATTCCTAAATTGGATTGCTCCATGTCTGCCTGTATTTTCTGCGCTGCTAATATGGCTTTATTCTCGTGATCCTTTAAGTCTATTGGTGCATTAAATATAGCCATCATTGCATCTCCTATATACTTATCAACCATTCCCCCATACTCTTTTACAGCATTTGCTTGAATTGTTAGGGCTTTATTCATAATTTTGGTAACTTCTTCTGGCTCTAGTTTTTCTGACAGACTTGTAAACCCTCTTACATCTGTGAACAAAAACGTGCAATATTTTCTTTCACCACCGAGTTTCAATAAACTGGGATTCGATTGTAAAAGCTTAACTTGTCTAGGATCTAAGTAGTGTTCAAACTGTTTCTTTATTTCTTGTCTTAGCTTGTATTGTTCTCTAAATCTTAAGTAAAAAGCAGTAGATCCAGCAATGAATTGTGATATTAAAGACCAAGTTACATCTATAAGTAGGCTTTTTTGGATTAAATAGTAGCCCAGAGAGCCTGTAGAAAGCATTATTGTAAAACCTAGTGCAATGCCAAGGGTAATACCAAAACGTATTAATACAAGCCATATTAGAGTCACTGAAAGCAAATAAATTAATATTTCAACAGCTAAAGAATAATCTGGTATATATGGACTATCTTGTATAAGTATTGATTCTGCTAGTGCTGCTTGTATTTTATGTGGTTCTAACAAACCGATAGGTGTAGCTATTTGTGGCATAACACCTGCAGCAGTTACTCCAACAATGACAAACCTACCATTTACATCCATTTCCTTAAGATCTGTTTGCGGTGTATTTACCCAGCTGATCCATTTTCGACCTAGACTATCTGTTTTGACTGGCGGTATGCCTCGTATTGATATTTCTTGTATACCATTATCATTGGTTTTTATAATGTAAGTTTTTATATCAAACAAAGACTTATAAATCTGTGTGCCAAAACTAGGTAACCAATCATTATTAGGAGTTCGGACAAGTAGTGGTATTCTTCTGACAAGCTGATCTATGTCAGTGGGAGCAATGGCCAAACCTTCGTATGAGTTTTGAGTAAGTAGAAGCAGGTTCTCCTTCACTCCCGTTGTCATTATACCACCTTTATCCTCACCTACAACAACAGTTCCAGGTGTTGATGGGTAAACACCTTTGCCATCTTCAAACATAGCAATAACTGAAGGAGCGTATCCTAGTGACCTACCAAAGTCTTCATCTCCACCCATTCTGTCAGGTTGTGGAAAAGATACTGCCCAACCAACCCCAATCGCACCACGTCCTAACATTTCTATATTTATTTCTGCTAGTCTTTGTCTTGGTAATGGCCAACCTCCCTCTTTTTCAACATCATCTTCAGTTATGTTAAGGATTACAAAATTACCTGATGGATCGTAATTTTTAACAAATGCATCAAATGTTCTAAGTTTTATAATTTCAGTAGGCGTACTTTGGAAAATAAGTGGCAGTGATAATACAACTATCAATAATAAATAAAACTTATATTTCATTAGTTGCTTTGCCTTATTGTAATGATACTGCTACTGCCACCATTAACCTTAATAGTTTTAGACACGCCATTTTGAATAAAAATAACTGTATAGCTCCCGTTAACATCTAAATCTAGTCTTGCTGTGTTGTTAACACTTCTAATTAACGTTAGGTTTTCACCATCAATAAAAGATATTATTTGTGTTTCTGGGTCTTGACCAAACTGTGTTCCTACTAAACTTACAGAACCCACCTCTTGTGTAAGTTGGTCTTCTTCTTCAGCTACTTCCAAAGCATCAAGCACGTCTAATAAATCCTCTAGAAAATTTACATCTAAATAATTAATATCAAGTTCAGTAAACTCTAAGTCAGATTCATTATCTAAAAAATCCTCATCTAAATAATCAACATCTAAATCGTTGAAATCTAACAAACTATCAGATCTTACAATCACCTCTTCGCTTTCAATAGATACTTCCTCGGGTGGACTAACAATAAGCATATTATCAATAATATCTAGGGTAAGATCTAATATTACTGGTTTTGTTGGTGCATTTTCAAAAACGCTGACTGTTGTGGCTTGGAATGGTTGATTGAGTATGACACTACCTGTTGCTGTAGTTACTTCTATTTCTCCACTAGAGAGTCCAAAAGGATCTGGCAATAATATAATTAAAGATTCTCCAAGCTCATTCACAGTAGTTGAAAAGTCTGTGCCTCTTATTGCTATGTTTGCTGTAGGCGTTTTAAGTGTAATGTTTTGTTTATCAATACGGTTAAGATTACCTGTAATAAACCTTGTAGTACCAAGTGCAAAAGTAAGTGCCATCTTTGATTTAGATGGGTCTGGGTCGTAGATATACTCATCTATAAGCAGTTGTGAGTGTTCTGTAAGTTTTACTTGACTATCATCAAGAAACTTAATAGCCATGCGGCCATTGTTAGTAATAGCCTCATCATTAGATTGTATTACAAAATTTAGGGTAGCATCATAAGGTTGATCTCTTACAACACTTGCAGAGCCTGAAAGCTCAGATATGTCACCTATATCAACAGCTTGTGCTTGTGCCTTGGTCGTTTTGAGTAATACAAATATTACTATTAGAAGTATTTGTAATAAGCTTAATATAGTCCCTTGCAAGCGTTGAAGATTGCGTAATATCAAGTGTGTTTGAACTTCCATCTAAATCTAAATAAAAATATCCACTATCAGCGGAAGTAGTACCAGCATAGCCACTACCACTAAAATTAATTGTGTTACTACTACCGTTAACATCTACATAGTTTATCGCATTTGCGTAATCTATATCAAAGTCAAAAGCATTACTGCCACCAGTAATAATCCAATCTAAATCTAGATATGATGCATCATCATCTTCAGCAACTGCTAAATCAAACGTGTTACTAGATCCTGTAACATTTATATTCATATTTATATAATCAGAGTCTATAAGACCTGTGCTATCCATAAGTATGTCAAAAACGTTACTATCGCCTGTAAACTCAAAAAACCCAGTAAAATTATCACCATCAATAGCATCTGATCTAAATACATTTGAAGCACCAATTTGATTGATGTCAAGTATCATTGACACACCATCAAGATCTAAAGCAGTCATGCTACCTGTTTCTGCTGATGTACCACCAATAAGGTTAGACCCACCTTGTTGTTCTAAATCTATAGTTGCTGAATTTCCTGACTGTGTAACACTTATTTCATTATCTGCGACTAAAGATAACGACATAAATAAAACAATATTAATTAATTTCTTCATATTTCCAATACCCTCGTGTATTTCCTATATTTATTATTTCTAGTACTGCACCTTCGATAGCTTTCATTAAAGCTATGGTCGTGCTTTCGTTGCGGGTGGCTCCCGTTTCTATTTCAACCAACTCTGTGCCCATCTCAACAAATTTAAAGACATCTTGCGATTGGCCATAACTATAGATAGTTTTTTGCGACATAACTTCTATTAATATCTCGCCAGTAGCTACTGATACCATTCTAAGACTAACGCTTACGCTATCCTTTCGGTATTGCATACTTGATCCTATTCCTAAGTATCTAGCACCCAAACCACCAGTAACTAAGTTACTATCATAGCTTACAACTGCACCTTCTAGCAACACACCTGCAAATAGCAAAGGCCCAAGAGCCTGGTTTTCGCCCAGTTGTTCTCTAGTAGATCTTATTAATTGTCTTTCTTTTGTTAGGTTATCAAGACCAACTCTTTCAACCACACGAAAAAAATTGCCGTCAGATGCATGTTTTAGAGAACGTATTAACAAAGTATATGGAGCTTGTGTTATCGCAGATGAAAATAAAGCAAACTCACTGTTGCTTTTGCGCTGCCCTGTTTGATCAAGGAAAGCAGTAGGATAGACAGCAACTACAGGTTTGACTATAGGAGCTGGTACATTTGCCAGTTCATAAGACTGTAAAGAATAAATGCTATATTCATGTAAACCTTTGCTTTGAAATCTGTCTGGCTTAGTATCTTTTACAACTTCTAGTATGGAGCAACTAGAAACTGAAATCACCAAGAGGGAGTTCAATAGTAGTCGTTGTACCATCATTTGTGTTAAATATTGTTAATATGATCATGCCGTCCTCAATCTTGTAAGATATTATATTACCTTCAAGTTCAAACTTGCCTTCAGTTGATTGTGTCTCCCCAAACATGTTTTCAACTATTTGCCTTGATATTTGTGCGTAGATACGGCTTTCTAAGTTTCTTATAAACCTTGCAAGTGTGGTGTTTTCTGCATCTCTTTCTAATTCGTCTTGCAGAGCTTTTATCTCCTCTTTAATAGTCATCTTGCGCATGTGCTCTTGATTCTCTATAGTTAGATAGTGAGAGCTTGTATTAATACCAGAAAAAGATGGTGACTTAAATTTAAAAGTGATGGTATCTGCTTGTATGTTTACACAAATAATACCAACAAATAAAACCACAGCCCAAATAACAATAATTTTGTAATGAAGTGGTAACTTAATCTTTTCTTTGGTCATCTCTATCCGCCTTAGCAATCTTATTACTATCTATTAATTGTGGTACTCCTAGTATAGTTTTTATTAGTGTGTCTTGTCTAATAATCTCATTATCAAGACTTCTAATTCTATCTATTAGTGCTACTAAAATACCGTGTTGGCTATCAAGTTTTGTGCCTAATCTTTCTTCAATAGCAGCAATTTGACCCTCTACTTTTTCATCAACAGTATCAAGTTTTGTTTCCATACCATCAACAATACGCATGATAAGTTTATAGATAAACCAGCCAAGTCCTAACGCTGCTGCTATAGGAAAACCAACCTCTTGAATTAATTGTACAGCAGACTCCATACGCTAGTAATCACCCCATACCCTAGTTTTTTTACCGCCATCATAAGGAACTGCATGTCCCTCATCTATAAGTATTTGGCAAATGTCTTTACCATCCTCTGTATACGGTATACCTAAAATACGGCCATACTTACCTTTACCTAAAGATTTTACTTTAATTTTACCAACGCACAATTCTGCAAGCCTAGCTTTTGCAGCTAGACCAAGTTTCTTTTCTGCTAAATCTCTAGTACGTGATTCTGGGGTATCGATCTCGGCTAACCTTACTCTTTGCTTATGTAGCTTTACATCAAAACCTAGGTCTAGACAGCAATCAAAAGTGTCACCATCTACTATTCGTTCTAGAGTAGCGTTGTAAACAAAAGAATCAGGAGCTTTAGACATTTTTAGATTTACATTTATGGTTTAAAATGTTTTGCAAAAGTACGCTTTCCCCACACTTCTCACACGTTGCTTGGATCATTGTGTTACTTTTTAGTTTTCTTAACTCTTTTTGTTGTGTACGCTTCATTTACATCAGGCGTTGATTTATCATCAGCAACATATCGGCCTTTGTCGTTTCTAGCACGAACTTGCACTTTTTCTGTTCCTGTTACTTTATCAACTAATTTAGTCCACCACTTCATCTTTGACCTCCTCAGAATTTTTATCTGGCTTGTTTACAGATTGAACTATATTTGTTTGAAAATAAAACAAAGCACCGTTAACTCTATCAAGTTGGTACTGTAATTTATTTTGCTCACTAATAAGATCTGATATTTGATGTGCCCAATATCTTTGAGTGTCATCTAGATCTGTAAGTTTTATTTCTTTGCCATCTACATTGATAGTTGGCTCGTTAAGTTTTTCTTTTTTTGCCATTATTGACCCCCTTTGATAAAAAATTAACTATTAGAACTAATATACGCTTTTCCTTTAGTAATTGCATTAGAACAGTCAGTTTTTTTACTGCTAGATGAACCTTTAACATTAGGTGTATCATCTTCACTATCAACTGGTTCATACAATAAAATGATTTCTAAATGATCTACGTTTCTTTGTACCAACTCGTTAATTTCAGACTGCGATAATCCTTCACAATCTGGTACGCTAGACGCATCTGCATCTATACTGTCGATTAACGCAACGCTATGTAATGCTGCATCTAATACTTCTGTTACTGTTGCCATATTAATCCTCCTTTAAGGTTTGTATTTCGGCTTTTAATTCATCTACTTGCGTAGACAGTTCTTGTACTGCTTTTACAAGCATAGGTACAAACTTTTCATAGGTCAACCCATATTGTTGACCATCCTCACTAAGGGTAGTTGTAAGGTTTGTCTTATCAGCTATATTATATCCATACTCTGATTCTAGTTTTTCAACATCTTGAGCAAGAAACCCTACATCTAACCAATCTTCTTTATGTGAGCCATCTGGTACTACGTCATTAAACTCTTCACCTTTTTCTACATATAAACTTCTTTTATCCCATTTATATGTAACAGGTTCTAATTTATTAACAAAGTCTAAACCCATTTTCATTGGGGTTACATCTGTTTTATCTCTTTTATCAGACGCTACTGTCAAACTTACTTGTATGTGGGCAGCTGAAATATTTTCATCACCTAAAACAAGAATCCCACCTGATGTTGTGACATTACCTCCAGGACTTCCTGTAATACCTGCATCACGACCTAAAAATACATTATTACTAGCAGAGGTTGCGTTTGCTCCTGCTTGATGTCCAAAAGCTGTATTTGAAGAACCTGTACAACTTGTTAATGAAGAAACACCAACTGCTGTATTATTAGCTCCTGTTTGGTTTGCGTCTAAAGCTGCGACACCTATAGCAGTATTGCTAGAACCTGTAGTATTTTTTTCTAATGCTGATTTACCTAAACCTGTATTAGAAGTTCCAGTTGTATTTTCATTTAATGATAAACTTCCAACAGCAGTATTGTTATCTGAAGTTGTACTATTTCCTAATGAAGCAAACCCAATAGCAGTATTACCCTCTCCTGTAGTATTAGCATCTAAAGATGAAGTACCTACAGCAGTATTATTAACACCTGTAGTAGTAAGTAACATAGAATTACCGCCTATAGCAGTATTGTTTTTACCTGTAGTATTTGCTTCTAGAGCAGCGTAACCTACTGCTACGTTATATGAATCATCGTTACTAGCTGGATTATAAGTTTCTAAAGCTGAATAACCTATAGCTACGTTTCTATCACCTACAGTATTAGTGTTCATAGCTAAACCACCAATAGCTATATTAGTGTTACCTGTAGTTAAAGCATTAGCAACATTTTTACCTATGGCTATATTATCTGAACCTGTTGTGTGATTTTCTAAGGCGTCTGTACCTACAGCTACGTTATTAGTTCCAGTAGTGTTACTCGCTAAAGCTCTTTTACCAACAGCAACATTAGCACTTGCTGTCGTGTTTGCACTTAGAGATTGATAACCTATAGCTGTGTTATTACTTGCGGTAGTGTTAGCATCAAGTGCAAAAGAACCAACTGCTGTATTTGAATTTCCAGTAGTTACTGATACACCTGCAAAATACCCCACCATAGTATTATCATTTGGTGAGTTTGCTACATTTAAAGCTCCAAAACCAAGCCCTGTATTCCTATCACCATCTACATTAAGTTTTAATGAGTCTTTACCAATGGCAGTATTAGAATGACCTGTTGTATTTGCTCCTAGGGAATCTTTACCTACTGCTGTATTGCCATCCGCAGTTGTATTAGCATCTAAGGCACTACTACCTAAAGCAGTATTATTTGCTCCTGTAGTGTTTGCACCTAAAGCATTATGCCCCATTGCTGTATTATCAGAAGCTGTGGTATTAGAATCTAGAGCTGCTCTACCAAAAGCAGTATTACTTGCTCCTGTTGTATTACTAGCTAAAGCATTAGAACCCATAGCTGTATTATCATCAGCTGTTGTGTTTGACTGTAATGCTGTTCTTCCTACAGCTGTGTTATGACTTCCTGTAGTATTAGCACTTAAAGAATCGTAACCTACTGCTGTGTTTTTATCTGCGGTGGTATTTGCATCTAAGGAATTATTACCAACAGCAACATTAAAAGCTCCTGTTGTTAAAGCTCCTAGAGCATCAGTTCCTATAGCTGTATTTGCTCCCCCAGTAGTTTGGGCATCCAAAGCGTTTCTCCCGATAGCTTGTGAATCATTACCTGTAGTGTTTGACGCTAAAGCATTTTGCCCTACTGCAACAAGATTAGCACCTGAAGTATTTGCTTCTAAAGAACCCCAACCTATTGCTGTATTATTAGATGCAGTATTAGCTGCTAAAGCATTATATCCAAAGGCTACGTTAGCAGCTCCAGTTACGTTAGCACTTAATGTGTTAAAACCTACTGCTGTATTATAGTTAGCAGTAGTATTAGCATCTAATGATAAATAACCAATAGCTACGTTTCCAGCACCTGTAGTGTTTGATACTAAAGCAGATTTTCCGACTGCTGTGTTATTGTCTGCTGTAGTGTTAGCAGCTAAAGCATCAGCACCTACTGCAACATTACTACCACCGCTTGTATTACTTTCTAAAGAATCTTTACCAACAGCTGTATTACTAGCTGCAGTATTGGCTGTTAATGAGTTATAGCCAATAGCTGTGTTAGAAGAAGATGTTTCATTAGCATCGAGAGCTGCTGAACCTAACGCAACATTAAAACTTCCTGTAGTGTTTTTATCTAAAGTTCCTGCACCTATAGCAGTATTATTTGCACCTGTTGTGTTGTCATTTAAAGCATCAAAACCTACAGCAGTATTACTGTTTGCTGTTGTGTTTGCACTTAAAGCACCCCCACCAACAGCCGTATTACTAGCTCCTGTAGTATTTAAATCTAAGGCATTTCTACCTACAGCTGTATTAAAATCTGCTGTAGTATTAGCTGAAAGAGCACTATAACCAATAGCAGTATTATGACTTCCTGTAGTATTAGCGTCTAAAGCTAAACTTCCTAATGATGAGTTTTGAGTACCTGTGGTGTTTGCTTCTAAAACACTTCTACCTACACCAGTATTAGAAGAACCAGAAGTATTAGTAGTTCCTGCATTATGACCAATATATGTATTGTCATTTGCTGTGGTTATTGCATCTCCAGCAGCAAAACCTAATAAAGTAGTGTTTGCACCTTCAGTAATAGACTGACCTGCAAAAGCACCAACTGCTGTATTGGGAGTTCCTGTAGTATTTGCTGTTAACGCAGCATGACCTATAGCTGTATTATTATTTACTGTAGTCTGGGCATCAAGAGCTAAATTTCCTATCGCTGTATTGTTACTACCAGTTGTTGCAGCTCCTAAAGCACCTGTCCCCATTGCTGTATTTTCTCCGCCAGTAGTATTGGCATCAAGTGCATTAGCACCTACAGCAACGTTATTAGCTCCTGTAGTAGTTGCTGTTAAAGCTTGTGCTCCTACTGCCGTATTATTTGATGCTGTTGTATTACTATCAAGAGCTTGATGACCTACAGCAGTATTAGCACCCCCTGAAGTATTTGCATTAAGTGCTAAACCACCAACTGCTACGTTATTATTTCCTGAAGTCAAAGCTGCTAAAGAACTTCTACCAATAGCAATAGCATCTCCACCTGTATAAATTCCTGCTAAAGCATCACGACCTATAGCAACAGCATTAGAACCTGAAGTAATTGCAGAGCCTACACTATCACCAATAGCAATATTACCTCCACCACTTATTGAGCCATTAAGTGTATTGTTACCTAAAGCTATGTTGTCTGTACCAGTTGGAAAGTTACCATCAAGTTTAATTGTGCCACCGTCTACTGATACATTACCTGCTACTGTAAGACCGTCTGTGACTGCTGTACCTGTAACATCTATACCTGAACTTGTTGTTTCTATTTTTTTACTATTATCGTGATAAAGTTCTACAGCACCATCGTTTTGAAAATTAGCCATAGTGTCACCACCATATTTCTCTATGACTAAAGCACTTGCAGCTCTTAAAACTAAATTACCTGTACCTGTATCATCTATACGACTATGACCACCCGAAGCATCGTGAAAAATTTGTAGGTCGTTACTAGCTCCAAATTGAGCTTTTATTCCATCAGCAAAAGATGCATTACCTGCGTGAGCAGTTGTAGATGCAAAGTCTACAGCACCATCAATGTCCACAACATCAAGGTTAGTAGTACCGTCTACGTCTATATCGCCTGAGATGTCTAGTGCGGTACCAATAAGAGTTTGTGAAAAAGTAACTTGTCCGTTAGAGGCTATAGTCATAGCGTCTACATCAGAGGCAGATCCTATAGTTTTACCATCACCAATAATTAAATCATCAGTAAGTGTAACTATACCTGTGACTCCTAATGTGCCGCCAATAGTCATGTCATCTGTTACTGTAAGATCGTCAGAGATAGTTAAATCATCAACTGTTGTGGTACCGCCAAGATTTAGGTTAGTAAAAGCATCTACTATAGCTGCACCAGAGCCAGCTCCGTCTGAATACACAGCTTTAACGTGGCCAGCCGGGATCGTGACATTTGCGCCAGATCCTTGCGAAATAATTATGTTTTGTGATCCTGATGTGCCGTTTTCAATAAACCAAAGTTTAGATACGGTATTTGGGCCTATTGTTATGGTACAAGCTGAATCAAGTGTACCTGTGTATTTTAAATAAATAGATCTGCCAGGATCAGTAGATCCGTCTGCAATAGTAGTAGTGTGGGTATCTGCGTTGGTGGTTATAGCCTCTGTACCAAAACTAAACGCCTCAGCAATCAGCTCTAAATTGGTGTTGGTCGAAGCCCCCCAAGTACCTGACTCATCACCTGTTGCTATCTCTTTTAATCTTAAATCATTTACATACGTTGCCATTTTTTAAGCTACCTCTTCCCAATCTGGGGTTTGTGTTTCATTAATTTCAGCAAAGGATGAACTTTGGTCATCATCAATATTAGCATAATTTTGTGTTTGTGTTTCATTTATTGCACTAAAACTAGAGGTTTGTGTATCTGTAACATTAGAGTAACTTCTGGTCTGCGATTCATCTACGAGCCCCCATACGTTAACATCAAAGGTGCTACCTATCGCTTCAACACCTATTGGGAACACTGTAGCCCCTAATCCAATAGTAACGCTACCTACTGATCCAGTAACAGCAACACCATCAATACCAAATTTGACGGCATTATGTGTCGTTACTGATCCTACTGCACCTGTGGCCGCAACCCCATTAATTACAACATTAGCTTCACCATCTACGTCAACTAGAACTCCACCAACAGATCCTACTGCACCAATGGCGTTGGCAACAGCATCACCATTTACCCCAACTCCACCAATAGCTGAAGTTCCTGCTAAGCCTGTAATGCTAACATTTGCTTTCGCATTTATATTAAGAGTACCTAAGGCACTTGTGCCTGCTTGACCAGAAGGTATAACATTTGCTTTTGCAATCGTTGATATGGTGCCAAGCGCAGAAGTAGAAGCAAGACCGCTTATTGATACATTTGCCTCTGCGTCAACCGCAACTGTACCTAATGCAGAAGTTGCTACTTGAGAAGATGGAGATACGTTTGCTTTTGCTACAACTGAAACAGTACCAAGCGCACTTGTAGCTGCTACGCCTGTAAGGGTAACTGGTATAGGCTCACTCCAAGGCCCTTCTCCCCAGGTGCCTCGACCCCAACCAGTTATATTAGCCATAAGGCTAAGCTATTCTTATAATCGCTGTACTTGCTGCTGCTGCTGGAAAAACTACTGTAAAATCACCAGCTGTAGATGTTTTGTCACCGCCAAAATCAATAGTCGCAACAGATTTATTGCTGTCACTAGAATTATAAATCATACAACCTCTTGCTGTAACTGTAGCAGTACCAAAAGTTAAATCTGCAAAATCAGTAAATCCTGTAGTACCACTAGATGTAGGATCTACTCTTGTAAGGTTGTTACCGCCAGATGTGTAGTTTGTGCCACTAGCTTGTCCTGTAGTGGTAAAAGCTGTAGTTGTAGCACCTAAAGTAGCTGAACTTGTATATAACGCTAATTTAAAGGTATCACCACCAGAGTTTTTAAAATTATGCACAGCTTCAAGAAGTTCTTTTTTGAAACTTGTGGTTAAAGTAGAGCTTATAGCCATATTAAATACCTCTAATAATTTTTGCTAATTCTTCCTCTCCACCACCGATTAAATCTTGTATTAAAGAGGCTTTATAAGATTTTAACGCATTTTTTATATAAATCAAACACACCTGATATATGGCATCTTTATAAGCTCTTGCTTGTTCTCTGATGTGTGGTTCTTTATCTTCAGAGTAACTTACTATCTTTTCTGTTAGTCTTTCAGCCCAAAACTCAGGTGGATGTCCGCCAAAACTTGTTGTTTTTGCTTCAATAATTCCTAGTTCTGGCATACCAGCAGGTGTTATCTTATCTACCATTTTTTAGGTTCTGGTGGTTTTAAATGACTGTCATTACGATCAATGAGCGTTGGTTCTTGAGTTTTTTTGACTATCTCAAGATTATCTATACGTTCAAGTTTTATACCATCTTCTCCAACTAAAATAATGTAGGGATTTCTTAACCTATGGTAACCATACAACTTTTGTTCTGCGGGCACGTCTGTATCCAGCAATCCAGAAGAGTGTGCTACTTCTATTTGCATGCCTGCTGATATGCATTTGCTAAGCCAAAATTCTACACAAGCTCTACCTGCCTCAGCAAAGTGTAAGTTGCCTTTGTATGAAAAATCGACACCAAACATTTTAATATTAGCTACTTCATTCCAATAGGCAAAAGCTACTGCGTATGCAACCGTGTTGTTTAGATAGTGGCAATTAGAATAACTTACCACCTCTTCTAGTGGATATTCAACTAACCCAGGACATCTATCATCAAGCTCACATGTATATATAGGGCCTTCGTGCTCTAGCAACATCTCTTTCATGCTTTCAGTTTGCCCACCAGCATCATCAGTATCTAAAAATCTAGATGCAGGATCCATCATAAATACTCTATCATGGTAAATAACGGATGCTACTCCATTTATTGCCCAAACTTCATCAAAGTGTACGCCATGTGATTTAGCTAAATTGTAATCAAACCAGCTTTTGCCCATACCTACAATGGCAATTGTTTTGCCTTTTAGGCTTTCTTTTTTACTCATTTTTTATTTTATGAAACCGTAGACCTC